TCTTGAGAAAGCTATAGCAGATAGGGAAAGTGCAATATCGGCTAAAAAAGATCAAGTTACAAAAGCATATGATAGAATAGTTAAAAGACAAGAAGACCTTCAAGCTATTAAGATAAATCAATTAGACTTTGTTCAACAGCAACAGCTTGAAAAAGAAAAACATGCCAATGATATTCGTCTTAAACAATTAGAAATGAGAATAGAAGATAATCAAAAACAACAAGAAGGTAAATATAAAACGGGAGGTAGAGCAAGTATAAACACCAATATACCAGGTTTAGACATAGAAATGACCACATCAGAATTTGATGGAATGTCAAAAATAGTTAATCCTGATATACAGGTTAAAACATTTGGTTCTGCATTAGCTGATGTAGTGGAGGGCGAAAACTCTCTTGATCAAATATCTTATTTGATTGATCAAGCAAGCCAAACTCCTGGCGGTATAAATGTTCAAAAGCTTAGTGAGATAGCTCAAGGTGTAGCTGGATCTTTTGGTTATAATTTTAATGAAGTTGCTATTTTTGATGATGACGGCAAAATCACAGGTTACGAAATTAACGACAAACCTTTAAGAACAGCAGAAGCCATTAGAGATAGAGTTGTCTCTCAATTCAAAAGATTTCTTACTCAAGAAACAGGAAATGGTATTTCAAATGTTGATATTCAACAAGTATTAAACATTCTTGGCAAAATTGATTTTCTTACGGATCCTCAAGATGCTTTAAAAAGAATAGAAGAAGCAAAGAAAATTTTCACATATAAAAAAGATAAAATAACTAATGTTTTAGACGATTTTTCAAATCGAAATTTTTATTTAACTGACGAAACATTTGATTTGACTCAAAAAAGTTTAAACAATGCTATTAATCAAGCTTACAAATTTGATTTTGGTCAAGGCCCTGTAAAAGATCCTGAAACTGGACTAGACATTTATTCGTTGATTTAAGGCTAAATTATGTCAAATAAAATTAGAATTAATTTACCAGAAGAAAGTTTTCTTGTTGAAATACAAGGAGAACAGCCTACTGTATCTGAAAAAATAAAAATTGCTGATTTAATAAAAAGTAAACAAAGAGGATCTCAAAGCAACATTAGATCTAGGTCTGCGCTGCAGCAAGAAGGTTTTGATACCCGAACAGGTGTTCGTAGTGCAAGCTTGCGTTCATCTTTGTCGGCTGCAGAAACAAATCCAGAGCAAGAAGCAATCTTACAAAAGTTCGGGTTACAGTCTGAAGATTACCTGAGAGATAACAGAGGTAGACTAGCAGTTACTCCTGAAGGCGGTAAAAAGCTTGGACTAGAGTTAGCTGAGAATACCTTAATAGATGAAGAAGGTTTCTCGCGTTATGATTTGGCGGATATAGCTGGTATTGCTCCTGAAGTAATAGGCGGTGTTGGCGGTGCTATTGCTGGTCAGATACTTATTCCTATTCCTATCTTAGGAGCCGCTATCGGGGCTGGTTTGGGTTCTGGTGGTGGTTCTGCTGTAGAAGAAGGCATCGAGGCATTGGCGGGTGTTTCTAAGCAAACTGCTGGTGAAATAGCGAAAGATGTAGCAACAGAAGCAACAATAGGTTTCTTGGCTGATGCTACATTTGGCATTCTTGGCGCAGGACTTAGGGGTGCAAGGCAGGCTACTAAAGTAAAAGATTTACCTCCAGAAGATGAGGCCATTGCTGCTAAATCAATTGAGATGAATATTTTGCCTACATTAACAGCTATAAGAGCCCCTGCTATTGTTGGTCGTCAACAATCAATTATCGAAAAAATATTCGGGACATCAAAAAGATTAAAACAAAATGATGAAGTAATTAGAAAAAAATTAGAAGATTTTAGAACTGCAGCAGGAGTAGGCACTGATGAAGAAGCAGGAAGAGTGCTTCTTAATGAAATGGGGAAAGAAAAATCTAGACTTATTAAATTAAATTCAGAAGCTCAGTCTGCCTTAATAAAACAAATTGATGAGCTTTCTCAAAATCTTGGTGCAGCAGCGCAAAAAAATGCAAACATTGAAAATGAATTATTTGATTATTTAGGCAATGCTGTAAAAGAATTTGATTCTAGAATGATAAATGTTTTCGCTCCTATTGATGAAGCTTTGGAAAGCACGGCTGGTTCTAGTAAGATAATTCCGACTTCTACTATAACTAGCATAGCAAAAAAAGCATCGGATGAATATAAACCTAATTTAGCCGCAAGATCAGAAAAATTCCAAGCTTTACAAAATGCAATAAACACGGTCAAAACTTTAAGTCCATCGTCTTCTTTTCAACAATTATACCAAACAAGAAAAGCTTTTAATGATCTTAGAACTAAGGCATTAGGGAAGAGTGAAAGTAAAGTAATAACAGATCTTATTAATCAAACAGATAAGCTGTTAATGCCTAGAAACATTGAAACTTTTGCTCTTTCATCTGGTAATCAAATATCTGAAGAAGGTTTAAATTCTCTACTTAAAGCATCCAAGTCTTTAAAAGAAGCTAGAGGAGCTTATGCAGATGGAGCAAGAATATTTGATGAGATTGAATCTGCTGGTGTTGTAAAGAATTTAAGGAAAAAAATAGAGTCAGGGGCTGGCATAGGCGTTGATGATATACGAATAGATAGAATAGTAAAAAATAATAGACCAGAAACTTTAAGAAGAACATTAGACGCTATGTCAGAAGCTAGTGGAACTTCTAGAGATGATTTCAGAGAACTCATAGCAGGACAATGGTTAAGAGATGCTTTAGACAATTCTGGTATAAGTGCGATAGACAATTATAAGCCAGATACATTTAGAGGCGCTGCTTTTGCAAAGTCTATAAAAGATTTAGGTTCAACAGCCGATGATTTGTTCGGAAAAAATGTTGATCAAATACGAGCATTAGCTAAATCTATTGAAAAAAGTTCTTTACCTAATATGACAAAAGAATCAATAGATAATGTTAGAAATGCTGGTCTAAATACTGTTGAGACTTTAAAACAAATTGAATTAACCCAAGCTCAATTAAACTCTTTTAAAAATAGCCCTACATTGGAAAAATTAGCTTCAGGAGAAGCAAATATAAGCGTTATAGGTGCAGCCGAACTTATCGCTGCAAGAAAAACCAGTGCTTCTGACATAACGAAAATTATGAATGCTTTTGATGCAACTGGTAATCAAGCTGGAAAAGAAAAAGTAAGAGGTTATTTTATGGAAAACCTTATTGCTGACTTCGGAGACAGCCTAACCACAGATGGTAAAACATTAGGAGCTTTTGCAAAGCGTCTACAAGACGCTAACACAGGTGGGAAATTGCAAGCTTTGTTCGGGGAAGAGATGGGCAAAGATATGGCAGAGTTTGCTGATATTTTGGCTTTTAACTCAAGAACAGCGGCTGGTGGTGACTTGATTGCAGCTAACATAGCCGCAAGTCCTATACAAAATTTAGGATCTCTTATAAGATACTCTGTTATAGGTAGATTTTTAACTTCTGCTCCTTATTATAAACAAGTTACAGAAAACTTTAAGAAACGTGCCGCTGGTGCAACGCCAGAAGAAAAGGCCAACATTTTAGGTGATATCTTAGCTAAATCATTCCAGCAAGCTCCTCCACAGTTAGCTCAAGAAGGAATTAGAGAAGGCGAAAGACAAGTAAGATCTTCTATTGAAAATTCTCGAATTGGACAAGAGCTTTCAAACCTCTCGCAGCAGATACAACCCCCGAACATAAGTTCGGGTTTGGCTCAGGTATCTCCCGTTCCAGCAGCAGCACCCGCTGGAGGATTACGGGAAAGAGCTAAAACAGACCCTGGAGTAGCACAGGCATTAGGTATCCAAGGATCAACAGCGGGATTATTGTAATGAACATAGACAAGTTAAGAGAAGAATTAGCTTCTGATGAAGGCTGTAAGTACGAGATATATCTGGATCATTTGGGATTGCCCACATTTGGAATAGGGCATTTAATTACTAAAGATGACCCAGAGTACGGTAAAGATGTTGGCTCAGTAATTGAGCAGAGCCGTGTTCAATCTGCGTTCAACTTAGATATCACAGTTACGATTGAAGATTGCCAGAGACTCTACAAAGACTTTAATGACCTACCAGAAGAGGTACAATTAATCATAGCGAACATGATGTTTAACCTTGGATATCCAAGACTATCGAAGTTTAAGGGTATGAAGGCTAACGTAGATGCAAGAGATTGGTCAGGAGCAGCCAATGAAATGGTAGACTCAAAGTGGTATACACAAGTGCCAAATAGAGCCCGTAGATTGGTAGATCGAATGCGTTCTTGCGATTAAGATACTAAACCAAGTCCACCTTTACTTTTTGTATCTCCATACTTTTCAATATAATATTCATCAATAAGCTTTGCTAATTGCTGCCGAATGTTTCGATGTTCGTCTTCCGAAATTTGCTTTATCTTATGATAAGTGTTTATATCTATACCCACAGATTTAAATTGCATAACATACCTCATGGTTAAAAGGACATATAATGCCATATAATAACATACCTTATGGAAGACGCAACAAGTTCCGCGCAAAGAAGACAGAGTTTATGGGCATGATGTTTGACTCAAAATGGGAAGCGGAGAGATATGCACAGCTATATAAGCTTTCTCAAGCTGGGGAAATACAAGAATTAGAACGGCAAATAAGATTTAATATTGTCGTTAATGATCAAAAAATATGTGCATATGTAGCAGACTTCACATATTATGAACGCGATGAAAATGGCGAAAACAAGTTCATAGTTGAAGATGCAAAAGGCGTAGAAACCCCAGAGTTTAAGCTAAAAAAGAAACTAATGTTAGCAGCAAATAACATAGATATAAGAATTTCTAAAAAAAAGTAGTTGACAGTGTGAAATACATTTCCTATTCTGGTGAAACCAATTACCAATAGGAGGTTCAAATGAACTTAGTGCAAACTGAGTCTCTTTTGTCTTCTGCAACAACAGCCGAACTACAAATGCTTCTTTTAGAAGCCAAGGATGAATTGCAGAAAACTCAAGAGAGAATAAAAGCGATTAATAACCAAATCACAACTAGATACCAAGATGCCGCGCAAGATAAGCTTCATCAACAAGGTAAAGATTTTGGTTCCACAACTTTATATGAGGGCAATCTTAAAATCCAATTTGACTTTAAAAAGAAAGTTGAATGGGATCAGGATAAACTTGTCGCCATATTAAACACATTAGACACAGAAACAGCCAAGCATTACGCGACTGCTAAATATACAATACCAGAAGCGAAATATACTAATGCTCCACCAGAAATAAAAGGTGTGCTTAGTGAGGCTCGTACTGTTCACTTACAAGGTGTATCAGCAAGTATTGAGGAGAATAACAATGCTTAAAATTATTAGTGCTGAAGACCGTTTAAAAGAAAAGCGCGGTCATAAAATTGTTGTGTGTGGCAAATCTGGCGTGGGTAAAACTACCCTCGTCAGAACGCTAGATACACAGAAAACTCTGTTCATGGACTTAGAGGCGGGAGATGCCGCGATTGAGGGTGTAGCGGTAGATGTAATTCGCCCAAGAACATGGACAGAGTGTCGTGATTTTGCATGTCTATTAGGTGGTCCTAATCCATCTTTGTCTGATGATATGTGTTATTCACAGGCACACTATGATTTAGTTTGCCAAACATACGGAGATCCTTCTACCTTTCTTTCCAAATACGACACTATATTTGTTGATAGCATAACAGTGGCTGGTCGATTGTGTTGGCTATATTGTCAAAATTCATCTGACAATAAGTCAGACAGAACAGGCAAAATAGATATTCGCAATGCTTATGGTATGCAAGGAAGAGAGATGATGGGTTGGTTAACTCACTTGCAACACATTCGAGATAAGAATGTAATCTTTGTTGGTATACTTGATACTAAAGTTGATGACTACGGTAGAGAGACATTTGAGTTACAAATAGAAGGCTCTAAAACTGGCAGAGAACTACCAGGAATTGTTGACGAAGTTATTACAATGGCAGTTATGAACACTGATGAAGGTGCGCCATATCGGGCATTTGTATGTCAAACACTTAACCCTTGGAACTATCCTGCCAAAGATAGAAGTGGTTTACTTGAACTGGTTGAAGAACCTAATCTTGGTAAACTTCTTGAAAAAATGAGTGGTGTTGTGCAAGATAAACCACTTGAATTTGTTAATCCAAATCAAATGACACAAACACAAGCAAAAGGAGTTATAAATGCTTAATTTAAATGAAGTCGTTTTAGAAGAATCAAACACATCCAATGATTTACAACCTATTCCAGATGGTACGGTTGTAAGGGCTATTATTAACTTTACTGGTGGCGATGAAGTCATTCAAGAGTTTAGTCAGTTGTCTATGTTTAAAAAGTCACAAACAACTAGCGCAATTTATTGTCCCATAGAGTTTACTGTTATGGGTGGTGAGTTTGATAAAAGGCGAGTGTGGCATAACTTGTTTGTTCATGGTGATAAGATGGGCAACAATGGCATTCCAGTTGCTCGTGAAATCGGCATGAGAACGCTTAGAAACATGGTTGATAGTGCGTATAACCTTAACCCTAATGATCAGTCAGCAGAGGCTGTAGGCAAGCGTAATATCATGGCTATCGAAGCATTGCAGGGGCAAGAAATTTGTTTTGTTGTTGCAATCGAAAAAGGAACTAATGGTTATAAAGATAAGAACAAAGTAAAAATTGTTCTGACTCCAAAAGATAATAACTTTATTGGTTCTAACAATGGAACAGTACCTGTTAATGGCACTGTCAATATGAATGCATTACCACAAAATGTGGCAAATGCAATGCAAGCACAAATGCCAGCCCAACCACAAAACTCTGGTGTTACACCTCAGTGGGCTAAGTAACTGAAAACAAAAAACATTTTATCGGCATGGGTTAAGAAAAAAAATGTTTTTAAAAAATGTTAATATGGATTCTATTTCTAGCGGTGCCTATTGGTATTGGTAGAACTCGCTTGGGGAGTGCGAGTGCCGCAAAACTCCCCAACACACACAAGGGAGAAAAAAATGAGTAATGGAAATTTTGATGATTATTATAAACAGCTTGAAGGTTTTAAGATTCATAAATATTTAGGCACGGATGATAATGACACAGGTGGAGATGGGTTCGCTCAATTTCATTTAAAAAAACCAAACTATAAAGATATTATGATTGAAGTATCACGCGACCCAGAGGGTAATGGCGGTGGCTTTTTGTTTATATCGGACGTAAAATAAATGTTAAGGCATGTTGATTTGTGTTCTGGCATTGGTGGATTTAGCCTTGGCTTTGAATGGGCAGGATTATCCAAGCCAGTTTTATTTTGCGATATAGAACCTTGGTCGCGTAAGATTTTAAATAAGCACTGGCCTGATGTGCCAATTGCAGAAGACGTAAAGGAGTTAGCCAATGACCCAGCAAGACTTGTTCCAGAATGTGACATATTATCCTG